ATATTATCTTTATAACACCACATATTCATCTTATATTCGTGAATTTTTTTTATTTCAAGATAATCGCAGCAAGAATTTAAGAATGTTTCTTTTAATGTTTTTAATTCTTCATATAAAAATAAATTTTCATAAGTCTGAAATTTTGGTTTATTTTTATCCCAATTTCCCGATTTAAACAAATAATTTACAAGTTTTATAATATCATCTTGTTGTTTTTCTGTTATTATATTGGAATAATTATATTCACGAATAAAATACATTTCACCTCCAACGGGGTCCAACAGTCCAACCAACCAAACTCTTACGAATTCCTTTAGTTACTCTCTGGACTCGATGCATTGCCCGAGAATCAAAGAGAATAATAGTTCCTCTTTGTCTTGGTGCAATATAAGATTTTCCTGCTTCATCAAGTAACTGAAGATTACCACCTTCATAAGTGTCAGGATCAGATAAAAGAAGACTAAAGGATAGTTTTCTTACTCTCTCACAATTTTCATTCAAAAAATCCTGTGCAATTTCTCCACCATTTCCACGGTTACCTCCAGAAACTGGTTTGTAATGCGTAGAAAGTCCAGCATCATTATGCCAACCATAATACTCACCTTCTCCATACACAGTATATTGAAGTGACTCACCATCAATATTGCTCAAATCGTATAGGAAGTTCTCACGATTTGCACGTTGAACATAATGCCAAACAAATCCTGCTACCCAGTGATTAGTTGAAACCCATGCATTTCTTGCATTTCTTTTTTCTTTATCTACTGTTCCGTAATCTCCATGACCAACTTGAGAATCTTGCAGTTGTGAATCAAAGTTTTCTGCAAGGTCTTCTTCAATTATATTTATAATTTTATTTGGAAGATTAGTATAATACCAAATACTTTGAAAAGCCATGTGCTCCTATAATGTATTCACAGATATTATATATCTGTTAGATTAAGATGTCAATAAAAAAGAGGGTATAAACCCTCTAAAACTTTATGCTGGTGGAACAGGCCACTCTGGGTGATTCGGATCAAGAACAAGAGATTTTGGATCTGTAACATTATCAGTAAGATCTCTAAGTTCTTGACGATATGCCTGCCAAGCAACTTTTTGTTCTTCTGTTAGAGTATTATCTGGAAGTTGAGTCCAATCAGATTGAGTTAACCTGAAGTCTCTTAAAATTCTAAGTTCTGCTAAGTAATCTCTGTTTAATTCTGCATCAATAAACTCTTGCTTTTTGGCATCCCAAAGATCAGATGCCTGCTGATAAATCCCCAATTCAGTAATATCAATATTTGGATCTGGTGTTTTAAGTTCTACATGACCATGATCTTCATACCACTGAACTGCATGAACTTCTTCAGGAATCCAAGAAAGGTCAATATCATGGAGACACTCTCCATCTTTACATACTACACCATCAATAGGAACAACAGTAAGTCTCATTTTTATATTAAACTTTAATTTTTTCTATTTATTGGAGCAGGCATTCCAAGAAATTCTCTTTCATCGTAAATATTATCCTTATAAGGACCATCACCATCAACATAATGTAGAAAGGACTGTAAATACCACTTGTTTTCGAAAGGAGGTCTCCAGTGCCACAAATCACATCCACGATAAAGACACAAATCTCCAGGATTCAATAGAATTTTAACTGCATCACTTCTATCTTCATTTTTACTGAAAAATATTGGATTTATATCTCCAGCAAATCCTAAAGAAAGAGTTGCTGATATTTCGCATGATGGTCGATCTCTGTGAATTTTTAATTCATTATCCTTTACATAAACTCTTGTGTATGAATAAGTTGGTAACAAATTGATTCCTGTTTTTTCAGACAGTTCTCCACAAGAACGATCTAAAATTGATTCCATCAAAGGATCCGAATAAAAAGAATAAGAACCAGGAGCTTGAGCATCATTTCTATCACCAAACCCACATTTAACCCTAATGAAAAAATAGGTTTGTATAATGTCTAAAGTTTTTTTATCTAGAAAATCTCTTACAATTAAGTATTTGTTATCTTTAAATGTCATTTGAGTTGAGGTCCTATAATCCAAGCAACAAGTGAATATCTAACTCCAGATTTTACTTTGGTAACTCTATGAAGAGTTCTTCCTTCAAACACACAAACACTTCCCTTTCTTCTTTGAATGTCTACTCTTTTATTATGATAATCAAAAATTTGAAGTGTTCCACCTTCATATTCTGAAGGATCATTAAGTTGAATTGTTACTGATAATTTCCTAAAGTAATCTGGATGTGATTTATCTGGAAAAAAATCTGTATGCCAATTATAAAATCCTCCAGGAGTATATCTTGTAATTTGAATGGTTTGAATATCTGTTATGTCATACTGCCAATTTTCATCGTTGGCAAGTTTTACATAATTCCAAACAATTCCATAAGCCCAGTGAGTTTTTGGTAGAAAATACACATCAGATTTTCTAATCTTCTCAAGCACATAATCATTTGGTTCAGAAAGAGTCCCAGTAAGTGCGGTAGAAAAACTATTGCTATTATCTTCGATTTCCTTAATCAATAAATTGCAAATACTTTCATCAAGTGGATGATTGAAAACCGTTGATGATGCTACTGGAATTGATTGAGTATTCTGGATATTTGGATAAAAAAATGGATTTTGAGTTTGATTTATTTGAAGTTCTCCTTTTTGATCCTCTATTATCAACTCACCAATATCATGAAGATTAGACATTAACTTTCAGTTTCTTCTTTATCTTTTCCTTCTTCTAGAATATTAGATGGTGGGTTAGTATTTGTTGGAAGTTGTGTGAAAATAGGATTCACAGATACACCCTGAAGCATTGCTTGGATATAGAGTTCTTTATTTTCTTCATTTGCTTTTACAACTTCATTCCTAAATGATTCAACTGCAGCACCTGCCTGCCTAGACTGTTGTGCTGCTTCGATAATCAAAGTAGGAATCCATTTCACTGCACATTCCCAATCATCAACTTGTTCTCCTGTATTTGGATTCATACCACGAACAAGAGTCATCCAATTACATTCCAGTCCAATACAATCTTTTTGTAAAAGAGGACAAAACTTACCAGATTCAATCTTCATTGTTTAAAATTCTCCTTATGCATCTCTAGATGCGATTATAGCATCAACATATTTAACTTGCAAGTTAAGAGGTCCAGATCCTGTTATGGAGTGACTGTGATCTCCACTACCACCCGTACTTCCAATAGTTCCCGGAACAGTAAAAGAATTTGAACCACCAACTGCAATAGACCCAGATGCTAAAGCACCAGGGTGTGTATGTGATGGTAGTTGTGGAGTGGTTAAAGTCGTGGCACCAGAAGTTCCTGAAAATGGAATAGAAAGATTTGAAAAAACTGTTGTGAAATCAGTAGTTCCGCCACTACCACCTCCAGTTCCACTTACAACTCTTAATGATTTATTATTATGAGTTGTAAGTTTTGTAAATCCAGTTGGTGCTGCTGCGTCAGTAAAAATCATTACTGTTCCAGAAGGAATAGTTCCTTTTCCCGAAAAACTTGTTGCGGTCAAAATACCTACATTTAAAAATGCAGTTGTATCATTGATAATACTTGTTGAATTTATTTTATATGCCATTTTATGCGTCCCTAGTTGCTAAAATAACATCAACATATTTAACTCTAACATTTATAGATGTAGATGCTGCCGGTGCCGGATGCGTATGTGTATTATCTCCACCTGTTGGTCCGGTAACTGTATTTCGATCCCCTGGAGAACTCGGCCCAGCATCATTTCCAGGAGCATATCCACCTCCAGGGTGATTATGGGATGCAATCTGTGGAGTCGTTAAAGTTAAATTATTTACAGTTGCTGTAACAGGAATGGTTGTATTTGCTGCTGGAGGGAATGCCGTAGTAAAATCTACTGCTCCTCCAGTTGCTCCACCAGTACCAGAAACAACTCGCAAGGTATAATCATTGTACAAAGTAATCTTTGTAAATCCTGTAGGAGCATTTGCTTGATTAAAAACTACCGTAGCTCCTGCAGGAATAGTTCCCTTTCCGGAAAAACTTGTTGCAGTTATAGTACTTGTACTAATAACTTGACGACTATCATCTATAATAGTGGTTGAATTTATTTTATATGCCATTTTATGCGTCCCTAGATGCTGCTATGATATCAATATATTGGACTCTTAGGTCTGCACTTGCAGTTAAACTTGAACTTGGATGGTCATGACTGTCACCAAGACCTGTTGATCCAGTGGCAGGAAAAGCTCTGAGTCCAGCTCCAGGAGTTGAGTTTACAACACTTCCAGTACCAATACCCCGTGGGTGTGTATGCGATGGCAGTTGTGGAGTTGTTAGAGTAGTAGCTCCATAAGTTTGAGTAATCGATAGTGGTGTTGGTGATGCTGGAAAAGCAGTAGTAAAACTAGTTGCTCCACCAACACTTCCACCACTACTAGAAACAACTCTCAAAGTGCAATCATCATTTGCTGTTAATTTTGTAAATCCTGTTGGGGCATTTGCTTGGAAAAAGTAGCAAACGGTGCCAGACTCAATCATGCCCTTACCAACAAATCCTGTGGCAGTGGCTATTCCAGTTGCATTAATGTTTCCCGAGTTGTCAACTACTACAGTTCCTGAAATTAAATAGGCCACATTAACAACAAAATGGTAACTTTAATCTATTTATCAGCAATTTTTGCTTTGAGTTCTTCAATTTCGACAGAAAGTTCTTTTACTGCTTCGATAAGAACACCAATAATACCATTATAATTTACAGTCTTAGGATCAGTATTAGTAACCAGTTCAGGTAATACTTCCTCCAATTCTTGTGCGATCACACCATAAGATGGTTTATGATCTTTCTTCCATTCAAATCTTACACCACGAAGATCATTTACAAGATTCAGAGCATTATCAACAGTTGTGATATTTTCTTTTAGGTTAAGATCCGACGTTGAATTAAAATCAGTTGCAGTTACAACACCAGTTACAATTGCATCACCAAATACATGAAGTCTTGATGTTCCTGTAGATCCAAGACCTATATTACCAGCAGGACTGATATTAAGTCTTGTTGCTGATTGTGATACATCAGTGATTCTAAATGATGGAGTTGAAGTGCTTCCATAAACATCTAAAGCCCATGCATTTGCATTATCAGTTGAACGAGCAAAAACTATTTCTCCACCATCAAGAGCAGAATCCTGTCTTCCTAATTTAATAGTTCCATGAACGTCTAATGTATTAACTGGTGCATTTGTTCCGATACCAACACTACCAATACCAGTAATAACAAAAGGAGTTGTGTCTGGATTTGCATCATCTTCAACTAAAAGTGCGTTTCCTGATCCTGTCTGAGTAATTCTGACAATATTATCTGTAGAATTTCCTGAGAATACTGCAAGATTTCCACTATAAGTTCCAGCAAATCCAGTAGCAGTTGCAATTCCACTGACAATAATGCCATTATTTGTAAAAATACGACTTGCGGTTGCAACTCCAGTAATATTAACACCATTTGGGTTGACTGTTAGAATTGTATTTCCTACAGATACAACTCCAAACTGTCCAGGTGCTGGAGAGAACCATCCTGTTGTCGAATATCCTTCAAAGTATGCTGATGGAGTACTTGCGGAACCAGTAGAAAATGCAACACCAGCAAGAGATGCATTTAATCCTTGATTGAATGGTGCAGCATCGATCCAAAATGCAGAAGATCCAACACCAAGAACAACTTCATCATAATAAACAAATGTTCTTCCATAATTAATATTGAAGAACAAATCACCATTATTTGCTTCTAGTGAACTTGGGAATGAAGTTCCAATACCAATTGTTCCAGAACCACCACCACCTTCGAAGAATATGGTTGCAATACCTGCTGAAGAATTATATTGAGTTGTCGAAACTCCAGCACCCTTAAGAGATAAGAAAGTAATACCATAACCAACAACACCACCGGTAGTTCCAATTCCAATACCAGTCGCAGCATTAGATGAAAGGTTTAAGTATCTACCATCACCATAGTAAGTTACGATACCTGATGTTGCAGTTACAATACCAGAACTAATTCTAACAGTTCCAAGAGTAGAAATACCAGTTACTTTTAAATCTGTAAAAGTATTTGGTGCATTTGCAATTGCTGCTTCAATTGTTGCTGTAGTTGTGGCATCAAGAGAACTAATGTTTTGAAGTTCTCTTGATGAACTGATGACCTGAGTTGAACCAATAGAAAGTGATCCAACAGTCGAAACACCACTTACATTTAGACTAGAACCTGTTATATTAGTATAACTTAAAGAAGATCCACTAATAGTGGTTACAACTCCAGAAACTGCATAAAGATTTGGAGTTAATACTGTCCCCGAATTTAAAACAGAAGTATATGTATTACTAAAAGTTGATATTGTACCCGATAAGTTTGTTACAACACCAGAAACAGCATTTACATTAGATGCATTAACAATTCCAAAGTTACCGGTTGTATATGTTAATCCCGTACCAGTAATTGATGTGACAACACCAACATTGATATAACCATTAGATACTAATGCATCTGTAGATTTTAGTGTTGGAATTGTACCAACACCTGATAGTACTAAACTTGTTGCTCCAATACCACCATTAACTTGAAGTTTTTCTGGAGTTGTAGTGGTTCCAACCCCAACTGTATTTTTAGATTTATCAGCAAAAATAAGATTATCGTTTACTTCTAAGCCGTTCTTAACGACAAAATTCTTTTGAAATGCCATCGGTGGAGAGCGCCAACCTTTTTACTTATTTATAAATACTAAAAAACACTTTTAGGAAATCATATGGCTTCGCAAGTATTGAGTGGTTCCTCTAACCCTTCTTATACAAATAATACAGGTCAAAATGTGAGAGTTGTGATTAATTATATGAAGGATACTATATTACAAAGAGCGAACACCTCTGGTACAATTCCCCAACTAGATGGTATTGTAATAACATGGGCTGGTGTTTCGGTAACGCAGTATAATATAAACGCTATTGGAAGAAACCTTGCTACTTTTTCATCTTATCAAGATCAATTCCTCACTTCAAACAATCAATATTTAGTGGGAGGAACATCAGCAGTTTCTGCAAATAATGCTGTGGCAAAAGTTGGCCTTCTTAGTGGAGCACTTCCGACAGAATTAATGCTTGCTCCGGGTCAAACTTTCAGTGCAACCTGCGGCATTTATAATATTGTAGTTATTCCCGAAGCAGGTTAATCAGATAGGAATACTGAATCCACGAGTGGTGAATGGATACATATTCCCCACTCCAGTTTCTGCAGTGATTGTAACATCACCAATTCCATTTGCAGGAGTTATAGAAATTCCAACTCCTGCAACAATCTTGGTAACTCCAATATTACTGATGGTTGCAACAGTAATACCAGATCCAACGGTTGCATAAGAAATCGTAATTCCAGTTCCTGCTTTCACTTCCTGATTTGATGTTGCTTTCCAATCAAGCACACCTGAACCAGAAGTATAAAGAACATAACCAGCAGTTCCGATACCTGTTGGAAGAGTAAAGGTTAGATTAGATCCAAGAGAACCTGCCTGTAATCCAACATAGTTACTTCTGTCGGATTCATAGATTCTGACTTCTCCAGTCACTGCAGCATTTCCAACAACATCAAGTGCTGCGATCGCCGCAACTGTATTAATACCAACATTTCCATTTACATCAACAATAAATGGTGTTGTATCAGAACCAGTGTTATCAACTCTAATAATATTACCAGAACCATTTGTGGATCTGATGTTGATTGCAGGTTGAGTTGTTGCAGTGATATCAAGTTGTGCAGTAGGAACTGAACTTCCGATACCTACAGAACCATCATTCGCAACAACAAATGGTGTTAAATCTCCACTGGTATCTTCAACATGGAATGCATTTCCAGTTCCAGTTTGAGTTACTTTAAATATTGTATTGCTCGAAGAACCTTCAACAACTAAATTATTTCCAGCAGAATTGTAGAGGAAAATTGGAACACCATTAAATCTATTAGAATCATTATACTGCAGTGAGAAGTTTGGAAGACCTGGATTTGAACCCCCAATACCAATCAGACCACTGGTATCTACAGTAACTGTTGCAATACCTGCTGTTTGATCAAAGTCAGTAGTAAGAGTAACACCATAACCAATAAAGTTAATCTGCGTTGCAAGACCAACAAAATTATTCAGAGTGCCACTAGAAATACCAATCTTAGGTGACGCATTAAAGTTAACAGTTGTAATACCAGAGGTTACATCATTAACTGCAGTCAAGTCAATACCACTTGTTTGAATATTGACCAAAGTTGAAAATCCAACATAATAACCATTTGAAGCAATACCAACTCCAGGACCACCAATATAACCAAAAGGTTCCCACTGATTTTGAGTTACATAGGCCCAACCAACGAATCCATTCTTAGTTGGTTCTGAGTTGAAGTTAATATCACCATAGTTTCCTGCAAGGGATGGTTTATCTTTGCTGACTGTAAACTTACGAGAAACAGTTTCTTCACCTTGAACATAAACAGAACTTGCTTCAATACCCTTATTCGAAGTTGAAGTAATCTTATTGTTAAACACAACAGGACCATCAAATTCGGAAACAAGGTTTCCATCAGGACCACCTTCAACTCTAAGTGAACGAGTGATAGATGCTTCAAGTGGAGTCAGAACATCAAATCCAACACTAATATTTCCAGTGTCAATCTCTTCACCAGTTACAGAAGGTACTGGAGCATCAAAGACTTCTTCTTGACCAGTTGCTGAATTAACCTTTTTATTGCCAGTATAGAAGTCACCATCACTATTCATCGCAGTGAAGATGCTTATACCACCATCAACTTTTGTACTTTGCGAAATCAGTTCTTCTTGTGGAGAAATAATTCTATCTTGTCTGTCTGGAAGTGCAGTTGAGTAGTTACCAGGACCGAAACCAAGATATTCAAATGTATGTCCAGATGCACGAATGATTGAATTTCTACGAAGTTCAATCGGTCTCAGATTGATTCTCTTAACTACAGTTCCTAAGGTGTGAGTTTCTCTTGTAGTTCCAAACAATTCACGGAAAACACTAACACTATTACCAACTACAGTTTCCTTGACTCTAAAAATTTCTTCATCAACTTGCAGGTAATCTCCAATCTTAAGACCGAGAGTATCAGCTCCAGTGATTGTGAGTGGAGTTGTATCTGGATCACTTCCGAGAATTGCAGCATTCAGAGTGGTTGTAATACCTGCATATTCAGTCAGTAATCTTCCACCAAGTCCTTCGTTTTCTGTAGTTGTGTCTGCAGCATTTGAAGAAATTGCATAACGATAAACAAAGATACTTCCGCCAGTTCCAACAACAGTTGTTCCAAGTCCAACATTAACAGTCAAGGATGATTGACCATTAATCTTGGTTACAATTGCATCTTTGTTAAAGAAGTTATCTGTTGCTCCACCGATTCTTACCTTATTTCCAACAAATAATCCGTGCTTATCATAGAATACAATCGTTGATAAACCAGAAGATGATTGATATGTAATTGTAGAAACACCAAGTGCCTTTCCAGCAGAAACCGCATTTGAAGTTAGAGTTGCAGTTACACCAAGACCAACTTGTGTTGCATTATTAATTGGATTTGCAGAAACAACTTCGAACTGCTTCGTATTTCCAGTAGCAATTCCAGAGATTCTATAGAGACTATTATACTCATTATTTGCTTCTGGAGTAACCCCATAAAGATGAATAGAGTTGTTAATATAATCTTCAACATGAGTAACTTGAACAACTGCTTGAGTAAATCCAGTTGTAGTCGCAATACCAACAACAGAGAGGGTGTTACCGATACCATATGCACTACCACCATCCATAATCTTAATGGCAGTAATTGTTCCCGATCCATCAAAGGTTACTTGTGCAGTTGCATTCTGACCTGTAGTAGAACCAGCAAATCCAACAAGTCTTGCATTATATGCATTTCCTGAAGAACCAGAACCATATCCAGCACCACCACTTACAATACTGACTGATGTAATACCAGCAAATCCATGATCAATTCTACTATAGAAAGTGTGTGCAGTTCCTGCAGAGTTTGACTTAATATCGGTAAGTGCAACACCAACATTAAAATCAAGGAAACCTGCACCTAAAGATTCTTTAGTGATACTTCTTTGAGAATCATTAACAACAACTTGACCAATTGGATCAGGTAAAGCAAAACAAGATGCTGCTTCAGGATCAGAAATTACATTATCTCTATTTGTTTGTGGATAAAGATTCTGAATTGGTTGGGAGAATCTTAATGAGGAGAATGGATTAACTGTAGGTGAGTTTGATGAGTTTACAACAATTAAGTGGTAAACACCATCCTGAGCACCAGGAACATACTTCTTAATCTCCTGGCTTCTATAAACTTGATAAGTTCCTGCAAAATTCTTCCTTCTAAAATATGGAAGATTTGTATCTCTTGCAGAAGTATTATTTGTAAAAGTTCCAGGGTTGTCTGCAAGAGCATAACTAAACTGTTTTGTGCTACTGATACCCGCAACAGTAAATGTTCCATTATATGCAGAGTTTGCTACACCAACAGTATTGGTAGAACTACGAACATTCAGAACTTCTACTTGAGAACCAATTGTAAGATTATGAGGAAGTTCTGTAGTAATCTTAGCATAAGTTCCATCCCATTCAGCATTTGCAATAAATCTAAAGTTTCTCAGTTCTGTTGAGTTGGAGAGAGTTGCCGTAGATGGATTGAAATACTTTACGATTTCGGTAGTACCAGATCCAATTACATTTCCAGATTCTTGGATAATATATCCATCAAGAGGAGGTCTTGCAGATAGACTGGAATCTCTTGGAAGAACATATCTCAAACGATATGTTGTGTCAATCAAACTACGAGTATCTGGGGTTCTCTTAATGTAAGATCTTGGTGTTGCCTCTCCAAGTCCTGCGGTTCCAAGACCTACAATTGCTGTATAAAGTGAATTTTCGGAAGATGCAGTTGCAACATTTACATACCACTGGGTATCAAATTGAACTGGATGTCCAATTTCTCCAGGTTGCTTATCAGAAACTCTACTTACAATCTTAAGGATTCCACCTTTATTATTGATAGTAAGTTCAGAATCTCTTAAAGCATCATTTGCAGACTGAGCGATCTTAATTTGATCTGGATTGAGAGTTACATCAATCGTATCTGTGATTACATAATAAATTTGATTATTCTCTAATCCATCAGGAAGATGACCATTTTCGGAAAATACTCTGACAGATTCTCCTGAAATGAATGTATGATTTTCTTCAAGAGTCAGAATATTTGCAGTAATACTGTTGATTCCTGCATTTCTACCAACACCAAATGATTTCTGATAAGAAGTCTCCGAACCACCTGCCGTATTAGGCATAATGATTCTTGCAGAATACTCGGTAGTAATTCCAGACTGAGAAATCTGAACAAACAGTCTGTCATCAGGTTTTGTACCAAAACGATATCCATCAATAACTGTTGATGGAGGAACATCTCGGTTTAATTCATTATAAAGATATAATTTACTTGTAGTAGCAGAACCAACAGAAACTGAAGTTGTTACTCCAACGTCAATTGCAACAAATTCTACACTAGTATCGATTTCTGTATTTTCTTTTGGTGGAATGATGTGAGTGATGTATCCAATATCATCTCTTGGGAATGCCTCACTTCTATAACCTGATGCAACTAATGACTTTGCACCAAAGTTAGAGTTAGAGTTTGTGATAGAATGATCACCACCAGACTCAGCAACAAAGTGTTGAGCATAACCAATCGCAAAGATTGAAACTAACTGAAGGAAAGAATTATTGGTTGCTTTAATGTGGAAGTTTTCATACTCTGGTTTAAATCTTGCACGAGAATCAGTGTGAAGATTATCAATTGTCGTATAATCTTTATAAGTTCCAGATGTAGAATCATACTTAACAAATGCTTTATCATCTTTCTGCAGACCAATTCCAGTGAATTGAGCAACAACCATACTCTTAAATCCATCAGCCTTGCTACCATCAGCAAGGAGACCACACATTCCGTAAACGGAACGCATAGAGATGTTAAAGATATATGGAGAAGCAGAAGTTACAGTATCTACAGAAATATTAAGAGTAGCACCAACTACTGAAGGAAGAGGATTTGCTGGAGCATTCTGAACTTGATATACGATCTCAGTTGTACTATTAACTTCAGATACAACAAACTGTCCATTATATCCAGATTCAACAATTCCTTGGATACTAATTGGTGTATCTACATTTAGTCCAGGAAGTTCTTCTTGAAGAGTTACTGTAATAGTTGTGGTTGGAGTGATTCCATTTCCTGCTTTAATGCTTGAGATGCCAACTTCTGCACCACGAGAACCAACGATACGGTACTCATCAACTACTGGTTGGATATCAAGTGTGGTTGAAGGATAATCTGGTTCAATTGGTCTACCACTTGCCTGACCATAAACAATACCGACTTTCTCATAATACATATCCAGATCAGTTCTGTCTGTAGAATAGGTCTGGAAATCATCATCAATACTTACATTATTCACACCATCAGCATACTCAAATGCTGCAAGTTTGTGGTGCGAGAAGTTCGGAACAAAAATGTTTGTTGTATAATCCTTGTAGCAGATTCCGTTTGGATCAGCATCAAGAATACTGAACTGCCAAAGGTAACATCCACCAGTTACACGGAAAACACAAGATCTCTCAATATT